GGTAAGACTGGTAGCGCCATCTGGGCGGCCGACTACCTTATGAACCGCGGGCTTGTGCGACGTGTTCTGGTGGTGTGCCCTGTGTCTATCATGGACGCCGCTTGGCGGGCCGATCTGTTCAACTTCGCAATGCACCGCAAAGTCGATATTGCCCACGGGGCAGCAGCAAAGCGGCGCAAGATCATAGCGAGCGATGCGGAGTTCGTTATCATCAACTTCGACGGTCTCGGTGTTGTCGAGCAAGAGATCGCCGACGGTGGGTTTGATCTGATCATTGTTGACGAGGCCAGCTCTTATCAGAACGCACAGACAAAGCGCTGGAAGACTTTGGATCGATTGGTTGGTGACGACACGTGGTTGTGGATGATGACCGGAACACCCGCTGCGCAGGGGCCCGAGAACGCGTTCGGCCTTGCCAAGCTGGTGAACCCGAAAGGTGTACCGAAGTTCTTCGGCAAATTTCGCGACGAGGTGATGATAAAGGTTACTCAGTTCAAGTGGGCACCGAAGGACACTGCGAACGACACGGTTCATCGCGTGCTGCAACCCGCCATCCGCTTCACCAAGGATGAGTGTCTGGATCTACCCGATCTGATGTACGTTAAGCGTCACGTTGAACTGACGAAGCAGCAGCAGTCCTATTACGACCGCATACGCAAGGACAGGACGATGCGCGCTGCGGGGGAGGATGTGACTGCCGTGAACGCCGCCGTGCTCATGACGAAGCTCCTGCAGGTGTCCTGTGGTGCCGCATATACCGACGAGCATAACACCCTGCAATTTGACATCTCATCCCGATACAAAGTTCTCAAGGAGGTTGTCGACGAAACTCCAAATAAAGTGTTGGTGTTTGTTCCTTTTCAGAACACAATTGAAATTCTTACAGACAAGCTTCGTGGTGACGGGATCACCGCAGAGATAATCAGCGGAAGTGTAAAGGCGGGTGATCGCACGGACATATTCCGCAGGTTTCAGACATCTCCAGACCCAAAGGTTTTGGTGATACAACCCCAAGCCGCGGCCCACGGGGTTACATTGACGGCGGCCGACACCGTCGTATGGTGGGGCCCGACCCCATCCTTAGAGATTTATGCGCAGGCGAACGCGCGTATCCACAGGTCCGGGCAGGTCAACCGATGCACCATAGTGCAGCTGGAAGGTTCGCCAGTTGAGCGTCGTATATACTCGCTCTTGGACGATAAAATCGATGTTCACTCGAGAATGATCGATCTTTACAATGGAACACTTGACTAGGTGTTCGAAACAGCCTAAGAACTGTAAAACAACACAAAACGGAGATACAAATGACTGACACAGTAGACACATCTGTCGATCGCTTGACACGCATCTATCTGAAGATACGTGACGCAAAGTCCGCAGCGGCAGCAGAGTTCAAAGAGAAGGATCAGAAACTTACCGATCAGTTGAATCTGGTTAAGTCTCAGCTTCTCACATACTGCAAGGAACACAATGTCGAGAGTGTTCGCACAAACGAGGGTATGTTTTACCGCACCGTTAAGACACGGTATTGGACGAGCGATTGGTCTGCCATGCACGCTTTTGTGGTTGAGAACTCCATGCCGGAGTTCTTGGAAAAGCGACTGAACCAAACCGCAGTCAAAGAGTTCTTGGCTGAAAACCCTGAAACGGTACCGCCGGGCCTCAATGTGGACTCGGAGTACCAAATATCTGTGAGGAAGAAATGACAGGTAACGAGAAATATGTATCGACTGCGGCCCTAGCGGCACACTTCGGTGTGTCGGCTGCAACGATCATCACCATGGTCAGGAGTGGAGACATCCCTGCCGGAACCTACACACGCATGGGTCGGGTCTTCCGATTTGACCTCAATAGTGTAGAAAGTGCACTCCTCGCACGAACACAAGTTTCATCCGAAGACAAACAGACGGAACTTGATTTTAACCAAACCTCGGAAAACGAAACCGAGCAATACGAAACGGAGAACGACAATGGCTGAACTTGATATCTTTAAGGGCAACTCCCTCGTGAACAGCGACCTGTTCAAGTCCCTCATGGACGACAACAAAAAGATGGCTGGCGGCGGCGGCATCGGTAAGCGTCTGAGCATTCGTGGCAGCCGTTTCCGCATGATCGTTGATGGTGAGCAGGTTTCTGTGAGCAAGAGCAACACCATGAACATGGTGATCGTCGACGCGGCACCTATTGCACGCACATATTACGAAGGGTCGTTCGATCCCGAGAACCCATCTGCTCCGAAATGTTGGTCCGCTGACACACAGGCACCGAGCGAAGACGTGCCAGAGGATCAGAAAATGGCCTCACGTTGCGCTGACTGCCCGATGAACGTGCGTGGTTCCGGACAGGGTGAGACACGTGCCTGTCGCTTCTCACAACGCCTTGCGGTCACTCTTGAGGGTGAGAGCGATGACGTCTACCAGCTTCAGCTGCCTGCCACATCCATCTTCGGCGCTGCAGTGGGTAACGATATGGGCCTGCAGGCGTACATCAAGTACCTCTCTGCTCACAACACACCAGCCATTGCCGTAATGACCGAGATGCGTTTCGACGACGATGCGACTGCCCCAAAGTTGTATTTCAAACCGACACGTGCATTGGATGAAGAAGAGCTGAAGGTGGCAATCGCGCAGCGTGAGAGCGATGACGTCAAGAAGGCGCTTGAGTTCACTGTGGCACCGCCGAAAGATAGCGATGCCAAGAAGCCCGCGGCAAAAGCTGAGCCAAAAGCTGAGAAGAAGGCCGAACCGGAGGCCGAGGTGGATATCTCCGAGGTTGAAGAGCCAAAGAAGGTAGAGAAATCTGCAAAGGCTCCCGTTGTCGAAGAGAAGAGCGCCGACGCACTGGCGGATGTCTTGAGTGACTGGGACGACTAATCAGCTGTAGCAATAAAAAGCCGGCCACGGGGGTTCCCGTGGCCGACCATAAAAACAATGGACGGCGACAATGGACACACATGATTTTCTAAAAGCTGTCCTTGGTGACAGCGGACACTACTGTCTACTCAGCATACCGAGCGAGAATAGAAAGTTTCGAAAGCAAAAGTTCTACCCAACTATCGATGCTCTTGTTTCAGCTGCATACTCTGCAGATGCCAATGAGCGCGATGTGTATTTTGGATTGTCCACATTCGACGATCCAAGTGTCGATAAACCACGCAGTGTTTCTAACGCGCTACAGCTCCGTGCAATGTTTATGGACCTTGATTGCGGGCCCGGAAAAGAATTTCCAGATCAAGGCGCGGCTGTTTTGGCGCTGCGCGATTTCTGCAAAGCTGTGGGACTACGTAAGCCATATATGGTGAACAGTGGTCGCGGCGTGCATGTTTACTGGCCACTGGTTACACCCGTTGCAGTGGCTCAGTGGCGTCCCGTGGCCGACAGCTTGAAGATCGCGTGCCGGATCCAAGGCTTGGCTGCCGATCCGACTTGCACAAGCGACGCAGCGCGTGTTCTGCGCGTACCTTTGACCCACAATTACAAAGGCAACCCGCCGTTGCCGGTTAAGGTGATGCAGGGTGGTGCCGTAACCCCATACACGATTGAGGAGTTCTCCGACGCTCTGATCGCTTTCAATCCAGAGAGTGCGCCAAAGAAAGAAGCACCGGCGTTGCCGTTCAAGGCGCTGATCGGCGTTGATGACGATCCCATGATGCAACGTCTCATGCGTAATCGTGTGACACGCTTTAAGACAATCTTGGTCAAATCCATGGGTGGTACAGGGTGTGAGCAGATAAAACACGCCTTTGAAAACCAAGAGACCCTGAGCGAACCTCTTTGGCGCGGTGCCTTGTCCATCTGCGCACCCTGCGAAGACGCCGAGAAGGGCGCTCATGCGATGTCTCACAAGCATCCGGACTACTGTGAAGAAGACACTCTTGAAAAGATGGATGCCATTGTCGGTCCACACAAGTGTTCAACCTTCGAGTCCCTGCGGCCAGAGGGGTGCAACGATTGCCCGCTGAAGGGCAAGATAACCTCACCTGTGCAGATCGGTGCCGAGGTGGAAGCATCCCCAGAGGATGAGCCTGTGATCGTTCAGGACACCAGTGTTGGTGGCAAGGAGCTGAAAGAGTTCGAAATCCCACCATACCCGCGCCCCTATTTTAGAGGGTTGCAGGGAGGGGTTTATGTTAAGGACGTTGATGAGGCGGGCGACCCAGTGGACATGCCGGTTTACGGCAATGATCTGTATTACGTCAGTCGTATCAAGGATCGCGTAGAGGGTGAGTGTATTGTCGGCAGGTTGCACCTACCTATGGATGGGGTTCGGGAGTTTATCGTACCCCTCGTTAAAGCAACATCGAAAGAAGATTTACGCAAGGTGTTGTCCACGGTGGGCGTCGCCGCAATCGGAAGGGAATGGGACAGAATTATGGCCTACACAAATACATGGATACAAAATTTGCAAACAACCGCTGTGGCTGATGAGGCGCACTCACAATTCGGTTGGACCGACGATGAGTTCACATCGTTTGTTATCGGTGACCGCGAGATCACTGGCGACGAGATCTGCTACAATCCGCCATCCACAGAGACCGCTTGGGCGTTTCCCGCATTTGAACCCGCAGGTACACTTGAGGGCTGGAAATCGGATGCGAACTTCTACGCACGGGATGGTCTGGAGCCCTATCAGTACATGATCTGTATGTCTCTGGCCTCGCCACTCATGCGATTTATGCCAGCACATGCGGCCATCTTCGACATGTACAGTGACGGATCGGGGCACGGTAAGACGACAACGCAGAAGGTGGCATTGTCGATATTTGGTGACCCCGGCGAACTTCTGGTCACGGCAAGCGACACGATCAACCATCGTCTGAACCGCTTGGAGAACATGAAGGATATCGCCATTCAGTTCGATGAGTTCACTGAGTTCCCAATGGAAGACATGTCACCGCTGATTTACCAAATCCACGGTGGTCGACAGAAGGGTCGCATGTCTGCAGGTGCCAACGCTGAGCGTTTCCGTGGTGAACCTTGGCACCTGACTGTCGGTGCATCGTCAAACGCGAGCATGTTGTCAAAAGTGCGCACTCTGAAAAGCAACCCAGACGCAGAGAGTCAGCGTGTTCTGGACTACCATGTGCAGGTTCACAACTTTGCGACGAAAGAAGAGACCGACAGCTTTGCGGCAGATGTTGGAAAGAACCGCGGCCACGCTGTTGTGCCGTTTGTGCAGTACATCATCAATAATCGTGACACGGTGCGCGAACTGCTAACGAGTGTTCAGCGCAAATTCGACACCGAGTTGGGACTGCTCGCGCAGAACCGCTTTTGGTCGATCAACGCCACAGTGACGATCACTGCACTGATCATTGCGCGGGAACTTGAACTGCTGGACTATGACATCCCCAAGCTGCACAAATTTGCGGCCGATCTGGTGAAACAGAACCGCAAGGCTGCGATCGAATCCACCGCTTCGATCGAGACCAATATCAACAACTTCGTGAACGACAATTACGGCAGCATTCTGTGGATCAAGAGCACCGAGGACAATCGAGGTAGAAACAATAACGCGCTGGACGATCTTGTTGTTCCAGAGCAACAGCCTCGTGTTCGCTTTGTTGCACGTTATGAAACGGACACGAAATACCTATTCCTTGTGCCGAAATCGTTGAGAATGTGGTGTGCCAAGAACCGCATCAACTACGACTCGTTTGTTAAGGAGGGCATGGAGAAGTTGAACGGCCGCAAAGCTAAGATCAGGTTGACCAAGGGTACAAAAATGAACCTTCCGGCCACATCTGTGATTATCCTAGAGTGTGCCAGTATGGAGTTGGCAGAAGGTTCGGATCATGGCGGTTCTGAAACTTGAGGATATAGATCCAGACGGTGTCCCGATCTTCGTTGATTGGGACACCATGTCTGTGACGAACTCTATCTTCATCCCGTGCATAAATACCAGTTCCGCCATCAAACA